ATCTTACCATTGACCATGTACATCCCCGAAGTTTGGGAGGTGATACCAATACTTGCAACTGTGTTCCCGCCTGTAGAAAATGTAATCAAGAAAAAGGAAGTAACAACTGGCTAAAGTGGTTTCGTACTACGTTTCCACCTAACCCATTTAGAGAACAACAAATACTAAATTGGATTAAATGAATACCTTTTTACATCCATCTAAATTAAAATTAGATGAATTAAGAGTCATAGCTTTAACTGTACCCTCCCCGCTAAGGTGGGCTGCGGTATGGTTTTTGTTATGGATAGAACCCCAATACATAGAGTATAAGTCTCAACAAGCGGTAGACGATGCTATTAAACAGTATAAAGAAACGTTTGGACAAGACAAAGTAATTAATATGGTTATAGAAAATACAAAACCATCTAAAGTAAAAGGATTAAACGATCATTCTATCGAATATTATTCTAAATTAGATGAAGAGTATTGGGAAAAATATAATAGTGACCTATGAGTTTAGAAAAAGAACTACATAAAGATTTTAGAATCTTTTTAACAGCTGTATGGACACACCTTAACCTACCTGTCCCCACAAGGGCACAGTTATGTATAGCTGAATATTTACAACATGGGCCTAAAAGACTACAGATACAGGCATTTCGGGGAGTAGGTAAATCCTGGATTACTGCTGCCTTCGTACTTTGGACGTTATTTAATGACCCAAACGAGAAAATTATGGTTGTATCTGCATCAAAAGACAGAGCTGACTCATTTAGTATTTTTTGTCAAAGACTAATACTAGAAGTACCTTGGTTGTCACACTTACGTCCTAAGAATGACGATCAACGTTGGTCACGTATATCTTTCGATGTTGGGCCAGCTGCACCCCACCAAGCACCCTCAGTTAAGTCTGTGGGTATTACAGGGCAGCTAACTGGGTCTAGAGCAGACCTTATGGTGCTTGATGATGTCGAAGTACCTAATAACAGTATGACGGAGCTACAACGTGAAAAACTTTTACAACTTGTTACTGAATGTGAGTCTATTCTTACTCCTAAACGTAAGTCTCGTATTATGTTTCTTGGTACTCCTCAAACGACATTCACTGTCTACAATAAGCTAAGAGAACGTAGCTATAGACCATTTGTGTGGCCAGCACGGTATCCCCGCAAAATAGCCATGTATGATGGCTTGCTAGCCCCGCAATTAGTCGAGGATTTAGACAAAGAAGAAGATTTAACATGGCAACCTACTGATACTCGCTTTAAAGAAGACGATTTACTACAAAGAGAGTCATCTATGGGTAGATCTAACTTTATGCTACAGTTTATGCTAGATACTAGCTTATCTGACGCAGAAAAGTTCCCATTAAAGTTTGCAGACTTAATTGTCAACTCAGTAAACCCAACACATGCACCAGAAAATATGATATGGTGCTCAGATCCAGACAATATAGTCAAAGATCTACCTTGTGTGGGGCTCCCAGGGGATTATTACCACAGACCTATGGCTATTCAAGGAGAATGGTTAGAGTATGCAGAAACTATTTGCAGTGTAGACCCATCTGGACGTGGAGCTGACGAAACAGTAGCAACATTCTTGTCTCAGTTAAACGGACTTATATATGTGCATGAAATGTATGCATCTAAGGACGGTTATTCTGATAAGACACTATTACAGATACTTAGGAGATGTCGTAAATATGATGCGAGTACGCTGCTCATTGAGAGTAACTTTGGCGATGGTATTGTATCAGAGCTATTTAGAAAACACTGTCAAACGACAAAAACATTAATTAACATAGAGGAAACAAGAGCTAATGTCAGGAAAGAAGATCGTATTATTGACAGCTTGGAGCCTGTTTTTAATCAGCACAGGTTGGTTATTGATCCCAAAGTTATTGAATGGGATTATGCGTCAAACGCTAATGAAGCAACTGAAAATAGATTCCAATATATGCTGGGATATCAAATCTCCAGAATGTGTAGAGAAAAAGGTGCTGTTCGACATGACGACAGAATTGACTCCCTTGCCCAAGGAGTTAAATGGTTTACCGATGCCCTCGCCATTTCTGCCCAGCAACAAATAAAAGACAGAAGACATGAAGAATGGATAGACCATCTAGAAGCTTGGATGGATGACCCTGAAGCAGAGGCAAATCACATGGTACTAGGAATGGACTTAGAACAAAGAAGAGAGGCTAGAGGGGCTACTAGAAGCCACTCACACACATGGATGTAGTCAACCCCACCATAACACACGGGGAAGTGGTGCTCCTCGTGGGTGGAAACAGCGGTCAGAGGGGTAGATACGTCTACCTCTCACTAAACATCGTGGTAAGTTGCACGATATATGATTAAAAAATTACTATTACTCTTACTAATACTAAGGGTAGCTGCTCCTATCTCGTATATAACGTGGGTAGCTCTCAGGGAGTCTAAAATTTGGCATAATTTTCTGTCCCCTATTATACTCAAGCGATAATCGGCAAGCCCCCCGAAGGGTGTTTGTGTTCGGTTATCCGTACTTGTCACAATCGTTAGGATACCCCCGCAAGTTTGTTTCAATATGTAACAAGTACCTTGCACTATATGCGGGGAGTCTAGTGAGACTCAAACTACATATAGGGTTTATCTCAATATATTGCGGGGGGATTGACGAATCTCATCGTGAGTCTCATGGGATCTGTCTTCCCTGATCATGAGAATAACATATAAGGTTTACTTATCATTCATATGAATTATATTAATAATAACTAGATTGTTACCAAATGTTAAACAAATATAAAGCTTTCTTGACTTTCCCTGATTTTATGGTATCCTCTCTCTTTTTAAATTCTCAGCTGTACTAGTACACATGTACTACCACAATCATAATAGGCTTGCGACCGACTTTGTCAACCCATTTATTAAGCGATGCAACAAATATCTTGATATCAACAATTTTACCAGGTAGTGCCCTATTCCTTAAAATATGTGCCATAATAGATATATACAAATGAATTTTCAAATTTTATGTTTCTAATCAATCCTCTAATATAAAGAGACGAACCACACTAAATAAAACAAGTTACGGGGATCTATCCTTAGAAGATAGAAACAGCACCAATTAACAATGTGCGTTACCTGTTAATGTGATCCAAACCATAGCACCGAATCAAGTAGGGTAAGCCTAGAGGGGCGATAGCATCAATACGGGGACTGTAATGAAGTAAGCGGTAGGGCTTACGTGAACGGAGGGGTACGCAAACCGACAGTACTGGGCTAGATAGCAACAAGGCTAGCAATTAACAGTTAACACAAGGACTTATAGTGCCTACCCACAATCATCAGGTCTACAATGTTAACAAATCACATGCAATTAATTACTGTTGTAGGCTGTACCATGTCAGCCAACTGACCTTGTAAGTAGGAATACTTCACAATGTGTATCTACAGCTCTACAACTTCTATGCGGTAGTCCGTACACTGTCACTCACACCGATTACTAACGCTCGTTGACGCTGAGTATTTATACTCTTATCCGTCCGCATACCTTACCAGTACAATATGCATACAGGGCTGGTTCAACTCCAGCATACCGCATTGGCTACACGCCATCCACCACATTGCACCAATGACTTATTCACAACTATCACACAATGCACGTGAGATTGTCGCTAGGTTTACACTGGCTACGACTCAAGAAGTGCAAGCTGGACGTGACTGGTATCCCAACGCACTCAAGATATGCCACAGTATCAGCAACAGATACAACGTACCAGTATCAACTGTTGCGGGTGTTGTCAGTGCCCTATCACCTCGCAACGAGTGGTCTCGCAACATCATAGATGCTGAGGCTATGTGCAAGCTACACCAATCACACGCCACTCGCAAAGACTTGCAGAGGCTCAAAGTGTGTACATTCAAGACTAACAAGACACTTGCAATCAGCATACTCACACTGCCCTCGATTCCATTAGAGGCTATACTCACAGGTGACAAACGCCTTGAGTTCTACAACTGCATCTATCGTAGAGCTCTTGACGATGTATGTATTGACGGACACGCATACTCTATATGGCTAGGCTCACGTGTACCAACTACCAAAACACCACCGATTGGTAAGAAGTTACGCAAGCAAATCAAGCAAGACTATCGTGATGCTACGTGCTTCCTCAACGAAGAGCTTGACGAAACATTCATGGCAGCTGACATTCAGGCTATTACATGGGTCACTCACAAACGCATACACAATGTGTTGCGGGGGTATTACAAAGTTTAATCACGTTGGTTGACTAGGTTACTATTGTTATCATCAAAGAGTGAGTAATGCTAAGCAGCAGCCACCTCACCGCCAACACACACACAAACCACTATTGACATGACACGCAAACGCCCAACCCTCAAAGAAACACAAGCTATGCAACAGCTACCTCCTGAAATTGCTAAAGCTATCCAGTATCTCGAATACCGTAGACTACGCCACAAGCATCCGCACGTATGAGAGTACTTGACCTATTCAGTGGAATTGGTGGCTTTGCCTACGCAGGTCACATGCTAGGGGGCTTCACTACTACGCAGTTCGTTGAGAACAACGCATACTGTCAGCAAGTCCTCCGCAAAAACTTCCCACTTGTACCAATTCACGATGACATCACTACCTTTGACACATCATTCAAATTCGGTGAGTACGACCTCATCACAGCTGGCTTCCCATGCCAAGACCTCAGCTCCGCTGGCAAACAGGCTGGACTTCGAGAAGGCACACGCAGTAGCCTGTTCTACAGGGTCATGCAGATTGCTAGGCGTGTTCGACCTAAGTTCATCCTCTTTGAAAACGTTGCAAATACCATCAGTCACAGCAACGGGCAGACCTTCCAGCAAATCCTCCATGAAATTGCCAAAGCAGGGTTCAATGCTGAGTGGAGCATTGTATCAGCTGCAGATTCTGGAGCCTGTCACCTCCGTAAACGTATCTGGATTATTGCCTACGCCAACGACCCAAGATACTATCGCACATCCAAATGCCACAATCACGCAGAACGGACGGAG